ACCTGAATCGGTTGTTTCCAGGTGCCATTATCGAGTCGCGCCGCAATCAGTGTGATACCATTTTTGAGAGTCAGTAATTTCACAGTCGCCATCATGTACTCCTTTTACCGCGAGAGAAACGGGGTCAGATTGGGTGAAAAGAAATTAACTCCTTTGAGCACTTTGCCATCGGCCCGCTTGAGCGGTTTTCCAGTGGTGGGGTCGAGCTTGGACATATTCGAGGCGGCGACCTCATTCATCGCACCATCAAAATCCCATCCCCTTGAGAGGGTATAGCCCAGAATTACCCAAATCAAGTCGCAACATCCATCAAGTTCTTTCAGGTCGTTGCCTTCAATGTAGGCGGTCAAAAATTCGTGAAACTCTTCGGAGATAAGCTTGGCATAGAGTTTCCGTTGGTCAAGATTATCATGATCGACGGTCTGATCAAAGGCGATAAGAAATTGTCTGACCTGTTCAGTATGTGTCACGAATCTATCCCTTCAATAAGTTCTTCATATTTACGTGCGGCGTAGTCTACAAAGGCGTCCACATACTGCTGCCCCTCAATAGCTTCCGACCCCGTGCAGGCATATTCCATTATCAGGAGAAGAGCAGTGAGTCTGGCCGCGCTCCTGTGGGTCCATTGAAGCGTGTGCGTCCCATAGGACAAGGTGAAATTAGACTGGTCGATCAGCGCACTCCATCGAGAATCTTTAGGAGACAACAATCCCTGTTCGACCATATGACCCCCAGTCGAAGTTAGTGCCCCATGATTGAATTCACTGGCTCATGGGGCCAGGCCAGATAGTACCCTACTCTTGGAGTAGAGACTGACGGGGCAGACCACGCTGAGTGCCGATCTCGACCTTTCGGGGTTTCCGATGGTCAGGGATGACATTCTCCAGATCAATCTGAAGAATTCCATTCGTGAGGGATGCCCCGCGCACTTCAACCGTCTCAGCAAGCTGAATCGATTTGGTGAATTTGCGGGCCCCAATACCACGATGAATATAAACTACGGGTGGCTGCACCGTCTTGTCCGCGATTGGTCGATCAGACCGAATCGTCAGAACATTCTCTTGCACATTGATGTCAAGGTCATCTTTGGTAAACCCGGCCACGGCCATCTCAATGAGATATCGATTCTCATCGACCTTGATGATGTTATGGGGCGGGAAGTTGGATCCACTACCTGGGCTGGCATCACCAGCAGACTCCACCGTTCCTGTGAGAAGACGGTCGGCCATTCTCAGGAATTGGTCATAGCCGAGTGTGGTGGTATAGAGATGTTCGAGTCGCATAAAACCCTCCTTGATGAAGCAGTTAAACTACACTGATGTCCTGAAAATCAGCGACACCCTACCAACAGGTAGCTCTGTACACTCTATCAGGTGGGAGTCAGTTCAATCCAGATACCGACTCCCACCCTCTAGACATAAATGCAGGATTACTTCCGAGTCTTCGCGTCTTTCTTTTCCGGCGCCTTGGCCGCTTCGTCGGCTGAAAGCATCTGAATCATCTTTGGGGCCTTCACGTCCTTCTTCCCCTCGGCCGGAGCCTTCGGACCATCGGCAAATGCCAACGCCGCGCCACTCAACATCAACACCGCCAACAATAGTCTCAAGGTCATAGATAACTCCTTATGATTGAAGGTGGAGAAACGGGATGCAGCACATTCTTTACATACAACCACAGCTATTTCAGATATTTAGAATTATTTTTTTGTCTTTTTCGTCTTCGGTCGGCTATAGGGTATCAGCTCACCGAAGGGAATATCATTGGGATCCTTGAACGAGGTCTTCTTGGCATTCTTGGCTTTTTTCTTGGTCTTTGATTTCGCTTTAGATTGGTTGAACAACGACTTGAATTGTTCATCGTCATTATCACAATGATCATAATCGAAATCATGAACCGAACACGTTTTATTATTTGGTTTTTCAGACCAGAGTGTCCGAATCTTGTCTACGGCATCATACCAGAACCGTTCAATTCTAAGCCACATAACACCCCTCCTAGTTAGGTCCTTCGGAAGTGAAGGGCCATTTCTTCCCAATCGTATACTTCGGCACCAATTGCCACTCACCCTTCTCACGAAACGGAATGATCTTGATGGCCTGCAGGGGCGAGAGTGCGCCTGCAATCTGAAGAGGATTCGTCAGTTTCACGAGATTCCAGTCCTGGAGCAGCTTGGCAATCGCATTTCGCCGGCCCAGGTCTGACTCGGTCAAGCTAGACGGTTTCCCATCCAGGGCAAACATCTCCTTAAAATGCACAATGAAGTATCGTTCCCGCTTATGGAGAATGTGGCATGACTGAAAGAGGATCTTGGCTTTCCGAGACGGCACACCTATGCGAGTCAAGGTTTCCTTGACTTTCAAGAAATCGTCTGGGGTGGCCAGTGTAATTTCGAGGAATCCAGAGAGGTCAACCATGATCGGAACCTCACGCACAATAAAGAGACACTAGTGTCGTCACACCATAATGTACCCTTTATTTATACGTTTAGGGGGTTCCGAGGACTGGCTCAGCCCACTGAATCAACTCCTTCTTGGCCTGTTCCGATAAGAGGGTCGTATATTGCACGGCCACTTTCATCGAACACTCATATTTTAAGGCAATCGCTGCCAACACGTCTTCCTTGGGTGCGCGTTTCATCCACTTTTCATAGGGTCGATTTCGACTCCTGACGGTTCTCATTAGATAGTCATGTTGCAATCGCTTGTCCAGGCCGGGTCGTTGATTCATTTCCTGAGCCCAGGGAAGACAGTCCAGATGTAATGAGAGTGCCCGATTGATAATAAAGGGAACATATCCCTTCTCCGCTCCCTCATCAATCAGAAGATTCTGCTTGCCTTTTTGGATTTGCTTGACAAAATCAAAGGGTGACATCTTAGGCAAACTCACAGGAAATCATTAATTCGGTCAAGAGGGCCGTAATGTGAATCTCAGGGTCGGCCACAAAACTTCCCTTATACTGATAGTCAGCTAAGAGAAGTACGGCTTGAGGCACTGATTCAGGTTTCAGTACCTGATAGAGTGAATCATACATCTTGCGATAGAACGTTGGAGGATCAATATCATGCGTGGCGGTCCACTTGCGAATTGACGCGAAATCCTTGGCTTTCAGAGACTTGACAATATCCGTCAGAGCCAATTCACCCAGCTGAGACAGAATGCCCAGATCAATCTTTCCAAACTGGGCATAGCGTTGCAGTTCATTGAGCGTTCGACGGCAGTCAGGAAAGAATTTCTTGACAAATTCTGCCAAGACTTTGTCATCATAGGGAATCGATTCCTGCGTCAGAATCTCTTGCACCCGCTTGAAGAAGGCCCCAGCCATCTTGGCCTTTTCTTCTTGACGGAGAGTGAAGTCAATCACCGCACACCGAGAATGAAGCGGTTCAATAATGCGATGCTTAAAGTTACAGGTAAAGATAAACGAACAGTTCTTTGAAAACTCTTCGATGAAATTCCGAAGTGCCGGTTGGACACTTTCGGGATTGGCATAGTCGCACTCATCAATAATGACGACCTTTCGACCACCCGCCAGAGACATCGACGAGGCATACCCTTTAATTTTTGTTCGAAAGGTATCAATCAGGCGACCCTCATCCGATCCGTTGATGACCAGATAGTCACACCCGACTTCTTTACAGAGGGCTTTGGCAATGGTCGTCTTTCCGACGCCAGGACCTCCCGCAAGAAGAAGATTGGGAATCTGCTTGGCATTGACATATTCCTGAAAGATCACTTTTAGTCGATCAGGTAAAATACAATCACTCACCGTCTGAGGACGGTATTTTTCACAATACAAATAGTCTTGCATGGTCTACTTTCCGTTATACGTCGAACCCTGTTCCGTGGACAGCCAATACTGAATCGGTTCAGTGGTATGCTTAAAGTGGGCGACACCCTTGGATGAAATAGACACCTGATACGATCCTTCGACAAAAAGGAAGTTCTCCGCACGAAAGATGAAGGAGAAGGGGGCAGAGGCCTTCTCAGAGAGGGCCAAGCAATTCTCATCGGACGCATCATTGACCACATCCTTGATGCAGAGTTCAATCATCCCGCCGGCCGACCGAACCAATATATTCGGCACGCCAAGACAGGATGACATCTTCTTAATCCAGGTATGATCTTCATCAGACAGGGTGAAGGTTACTTCAGGATTTGGCACAGAGATAACCTTATTTGGAGGTGCGGACAGAATGGCTGCGTCACAGAGGCGCATGATCGTTTTATTTCGAGCAGCTGAATCTTGTACGGTGATCGTCTTCTCACCAATCGCCAAGGTCGGCGTGGTGTACATCGACAGGACCGACAACACTTTATTCAGGGAATAGATCGGAGCGTCCGAGGGAATCGATTCAACGATGGTCGCCTCAGCCAAGAGATTCTTGGTCGGCTTGATGGTCCGTAAAACGGACCCCTTCGCAAGAATAATGTTATCGTTGATTGAGGCGAAATTCTTGAGAATGGACTGTGTTTGCGGGGACAGATTCATAGGGTTCTCCATACTATAAGGTTGGGGCACATCACACTAATAAGTATACTAGATTGAGAGAGAAACGTCAAGTGTTATTGAGAAACGACTTCATGGCAGGGTAGAGCATCATTGAACAATCTCCAATCATCGTATACCATCAAAAACGTGATAATTTCCTTGGATAACGCCTCCAACGTCCCAGAATTGTCCAGCGTATAATCGACATCACACCCCACCCAATCCCACTCAGACCGATGAATCGAGGATTGTTCCATCGCCAAGAGAGCTTGAGGATCACCAGAATTCGCGAGTTGCGCGACACTATACCAGGACGGCTCAGACCCCCGTTTCACTCGCACGACGAGCCCACCAGCTTTCTGAATGGCGGCAATTTCATTCTTGAATCGCACGTCAGTCACCACCGTTTTCTTTCCCTGTGTTCTGCGTAACAGAGAACTGACCCACAGGTCGGGGTGAAACACATCACGACCCGCTTCAGTGCCCAATTTCTGGAGTGCTTCGCGGGGCGTAAATGTTCGATCAAACTGTTTAGACCAAAATACATCGGGCTGTTCACGCCAGGTTCGAGACGCATCAGTGTCTCCTTCTAGGAGAGCCCGATTCCATCCAAAAATGGACGATGCGGCATCTTTGATGGGTGCCGCAAACGAATCGTGATGATATCCATTCGTGACCAGACACTCTCCCACGGTGCCTTTGCCAGACCCAATAAATCCTACAAGCCCAATGAGATTCATATGGTCTCCTTCTTTGGAGACTTAGAGGTCATCGCCCGCTTCTTTCCTGACTTGGTCCAGGTCGAGAACACGATTGTTGGAAACCAAACAAACATCAACGTGAACACATAGACCGAGACCAGCACGGCGGCATAGAGCGTTACCATTGCGATGATGATGAATGGAAACAGAAACAGAAAGACTACCAGTCCTAGTGTGAACGAGAGAACGGTCGACAGAAGATCAAACATACATCCCCCTCATCTATTTGTTCGCACGATTCGATTTCGCGATCACCTGTTCAGCTTTCGCGACGGCATTCACCACCATGTTATAGACGATATGCTGGAGTGTCGGAATGATTTTCTGCCTGACCACCTCGATCGTGTTCGGGTATGATTTTGGAAGACGCTGGATGCGATACCCAAGATTGAGCAGGCATCCCTTGACGATCTTGAGGTCACCCAATCGAATCTTGACCTGCTGAAATGGGCCGTCTTGAATCTGAATAGTCAGGTGTGTCTGCCGCGCCGTCGAGATGACGGCATATGCTGGAGCAGCCTTGCGTAGCGTCGTTTTTCTCTGCCTCGTCATTATCTTCATCATGATCTCCGTGTTAAGTCCATAGGGAGGACCGAATACTCA